AGCCTTTCTTGGTCAAACAGCGAACACGACAAAGATTGCGAGCGGCGGCGGCGGCGGCGGTCTGGTAGGCGGGTCGGCAACAGAGGGCGGCGGTGCGGGCGGGTCAAACGCCGCAGGAAACAACGGCACGGCAAACACGGGCGGCGGTGGCGGCGGTGGTGCATACGGCGCATCTAGGGCAGGCGGCAACGGTGGGTCAGGCGTGGTGTATATCAGGTTTAAGGTTTGATGATGAGCGCACAATACTTTGCACAAATTGACGACAACAACATCGTCACCGATGTTCATGTTGTTCAACAAGAGTTTCTTGAAGCGAACCCTGAGCGTTATACGGGTCGCTGGGTTGAAACATTCTTTGACACGGCAGGCAAAACTTACGCAGGCATCGGGTTCGAATACTTGGAAGCGGAACAAGACTTCAGACCACAACAGCCGTATCCTTCGTGGACTTGGGCGAACAAGACTTGGAATCCGCCGACACCGTATCCGTCAGACGGCGGTTTGTATCGTTGGAATGAAGCAGAACTTGAGTGGGTCGCTATCTAACTAGGTGCGTCGATCATGGTCGAATGTTTGAAATGTCGTGTTGTCGTGCGACACGATGTTCGACGTGTTGTCGGTTGCGGTTGCGATCCCGACAGCCCGACTTGGGTATATGTCGAACCGAACGGTGATGTCAAAGGTTTCAGTCAGTCGAAATGGCGAACTATCGATGACGGTCAATAGATTGAAGGCTAATGTTTGATCAACAGAAAGCGAGAACATGGTCATGTCATTGAACGAGAAACAAAGGGCGATGATTGCGTCTTATTTGCGAAGTGTTGTCGGCGCGGTGTGCGCTGTTGTCGCGACGGGCAACTATTCGATCGATGATCTTGCGAAGGCGGCTGTCGCCGCCGTGTTGCCGCCATTGTTGCGTTGGGCGAACTCGAACGATCCTTCGTTTGGTCGCGGATCGTGAAGGCGCGACGATACACAGGGACGATCGACGGGATCGCGAAAGGTCGACGTGCGGGCATGACCGCATGGATCGACAACGTGATCAAGTTGGGCGGCGGCACAATTTGGAACAATGGCGACTTCGTCGTGCGCAATCAAAGGGGCAAGGATGCGTTGAGTGTTCATGCGACGGGTCGCGCGGTCGACTTGTCGTTTCGTCACGTGCAACAACGCGGGTTGGGTGTCAAAGTTGACGGTCGCAAAGGCGCGATCAAGGTCATGCGCACATTGATCGCAAACGCGGACGACATCGGACTTGAATTGATCCTTGACTATTTCCCGCAACCGTTCGGGCGCGGGTGGCGTTGCGATCGACGCGATTGGATACGGTATGACGTTGCGACGATCGCGGGCGCGCCTAACGGCGACTGGTTTCATTGCGAAATAAGCCCGCGCTTTGCGGACGATGCCGAGTTGGTCAACAAGGCATTCGCGTCGTTGCGTCAGATAACCTGAATGTCGTGGAAACGTCAATCGTCGTCGCGATCATCACGGGGACGTTCGCGATCATCGTCGCGTTGATCAACAAGTTCAGACAAGAGAATCACGACGACCACGCCAGCACCATATTGGAATTGCGCAAGGTCGGGCGACAAGTTGAACGTGTCGGCGACAAAGTCGATCGTCACATTGAATGGCACGCGCAAAGGGGGAATGTTGGCGGGTCTGTTGAACGAGATCAAGACTGAACCGACGCACAACGGGGGGGTCAAACGTAGACGGATCGAACAGATCGCGGATCGTCTTGACGACGATGATCGTGTCGACTTCATGACCGCGCTCGACGACCACAACGTCCCAGCGGTTGCGATCGTGCGCGTCATGCAACGTCGCGGGTTGCCGATATCCGAAACGGTTATATCGAACTATCGTCGCGGACTGTATGTCGATCGGTGACGAATTGCGTGACGAACGACTGTTCGACACGAACGTCGAACTTGCGCGCGCGCGACGCGAACGCGACACGGCGACGAAAGAAGTCGCCCGACTGACCCAACAAGTCGAGTCGATGCAACGCGCGTTGACGTTCATCGAGCATGTCGAGCGTCAACATTTGCAGACGATCGAATGGGCGAAACCCGACAAACCGACGCGCAAGACTGCGGCGACGTTGATGTTGATGTTGTCCGACCTGCATCTCGACGAAGTCGTCGAACCTAACGAAGTCGAAGGTTTGAACGCTTACAACCGAACGATCGCGCGCATGAGATTGGAACGTTGGTGCGCGAACGTCGTCAAACTGTCGCGTCACTATCTCGCGGGCATGAAGTATGACGGTTGTGTCGTCATGTTGGGCGGGGACATATTCTCGGGCGACATTCATGAAGAGTTAACGGAAACGAACGAAGACACGATGTTGGGATCGTTCATGTTCTGGACGGAACAGATCGCGAGTGCGCTCGACATGTTGGGCGGCGAGTTTCGACGCGTGCATGTCGCGGGGGTCGTTGGTAATCACGGGCGCACGTCGCGCAAACCGCGCGCCAAGTTGCGTGCGCGCACAAACTTCGATTGGTTGCTCGCCAAACAACTGCAACGTCACTTCATCGACGACAAACGTTTTACGTTCAACGTTCCCGAAGCGACTGATGCGATCGTGCAGGTGTATGACTCGACGCATTTGTTGAGTCACGGTGATCAAACGAGTGGTGGTGGTGGGATTGGTGGCATCTATCCGCCGATCATGCGGATGCGTGCGCGCAAGGCGCAACGATTCTTGGCGACGGGTCAAACGTTCGACACGTTATGGATCGGGCATTGGCATCAGTATTTGCCTTCACCGTCGTTGATCGTGAACGGATCGATGAAGGGCGTGGACGAGTATTCTTACGTCAACAACTTCGGGTTCGAGCAACCGCAACAGGCGTTGGCGATTGTCGCGCCGAACAAAGGCATCACGTTGCAAGCCCCGATCTTCTGCGCTGACCGCAAGAAGGAAGGTTGGTGAGATGATGCGCGACGTAGCAGGCGCGCTCTTGGTTGGGGGGTATGACGACAGGGGGTCGGGGGGTTTGACGCGTCAGACGCGTTCTGACACGCCTATGCGACCCCGCTACGGGCATGGGTCGGGTTGGTAAGGTTGGTGACGTGATCGGACGCACCAAGGTGTTGATCGTTTGGCATGACGCACATTCGGAAGGCGACGGGTGGTGTGATGTCGACGACATCGACGACGAACCGTGCGTCGTCGAAACGGTCGGTTGGTTGTTGCGTGATCGCAAACAGGGACATGTCGTCGTCGCGCAATCGATCACGAACATCGATCAGGTCGACTCGTTGTTGTGCATCCCGATCCACATGATCCGTTCGATGCGTGTAGTATGAACGTCGCGTTGATCACGCGTTGAGTTGCGGTACTCCCCTTCCCCACTCGCGCGTCGGCGATGCGTCGGCGGTTTGTCGGCGCATCGCTGAACGCATCACATGACGGGCGTTCGATCGGGCGGGGGGTGTCATCATGGGGGGGCGGGGGGTTTGACGCAAGCGACGCGATCTGACGCGCCTATGCGACCCTTCTACGGGCGCGGTGTCAATCGGGTTCAGGTTCGGTTGGTTTCGCGAACTCGGCGCGAACGATGTCGTGGATCTGATATTCGATGATCCAATCGACTTCGTATCCGTATCGCGTGACCTTCGAGAAGTCGACGATGATCCCGAACCGTCGTTCGGTCAACCATTTGAGTGCGACATAGAACGCGCGGTCATGATCCCGATACCCTGCGCAATGGACTATCTCATGCGCCAACGTTTCCCATGACACGCATGGCGTGATCGTGATGCGATGTTCGCTGATGTGCGCCCACGACGCGCCCCGAGTCCACGTGCGACCTTCGCGGTCGACGTTCCAATTCTTCTGTTTGAGTTCGACCTTCGGTGGGTCGAGTCGTTTCGATCTCGATCGCGCGACTTGCGACTTCGGCAAGGTCGTCGGCATGTTCGACAACAGTTTCCAAAGGCGCGACGTTTCGCGTTCGATGTTCATGTCGAACTCGCCGACCTTCGACCATTTGCGTTGTGCGACCTGACGCGGTGCGTTCGATGCGCGTTCTTTGCGCGCCCGATCCCGTTCGCGTGTCTTGCGTTCGCGTTCGCGTCGCGCGACATCGCGCGCGGTGCGTCGCGCGTCGAGCGCGGGCGCGACACGTTCGACGAGTACGCCCGCCTTCGACGAACACGGCAGACAGTATCGACGGACATCGTTGCGACGCGGGCGGGTCGGTGCGAGCAACCCGTGACCGCACGTGAGACATTTCCAGCGTGTTTGTTTCATGTCACCCGTCCTTCTCGTGTCGTCGATCGGCGTTCGGGTCGCGTACTTCGAACGTGCGTCCGTCCGCCTTGCGCAAGATGTCGGGTCGGTCGACCGTCATCGACCTGACCGCCGACTCAGGCACGTCCGCCGCCTGCGCGATGTCTTTGACCGTCATCGTTTCGAACACGTTGTCGGTTGCCCATTTGATTAACTTGTCTCGTGCGTTGATGCGACCTTTGAAGTAGCACCCGTCTTGATACGCCCACCCGTCGCTCAGTTTGGCGTTGCTGATCATGTCACGCATCTTGTCTCGCGGTACGATTGATCGTGTCGCGATCGTGACATGACAACACCACACGGGCAACCCATGTGCGTCGATCGCGTGCGCGACTTCTCGCGTCGCTTGATCGATGTCGTTGATATCCATTCCCCTTGTTCCCTTCTGCCAACATTTGTTGACAACAACATTGTAGCACACCTTGTCAACTCGGGTATGTTGCGCAATCGTCTAACTTGACGGTTTGTGGTCGGTAATCTCGACATTTGACAACATCATCGCGAAACCGTGCAACACCCATGTGTCAACGTGATCGCACAACAACAAAGGGGACAACATGCAAGTGATACACAAACCGCGACACGGTTCGATCGAATGGTTGCAACTGCGACATCGCGACTTCTCGGGACGATGCACGTTCGGCGCAAGTGACGCGCCCGCGTTGATGAACGCGTCGCAATTCATGTCGCGCGCCGATCTGTGGCACGCGAAGCGCAACGAACCGACGTTCAGCGAAACAACACCCGCGATGCACTTCGGGAACATCGTCGAACCCGTCTTGATCGACGAACTCGGACGACGTTTGGGCATCAAGATGACCACGCCCCAAAGCATGTACCGCGAACATCGTTTCACCGTGACGCTCGACGCGCTCGGCATCGACGATGACGCGGACAACGTCACCGTGATCGGTGAAGTCAAGACGACGCGTCGTCACCGCATCACGAACGTCGACGACATACCGCACGAATATCTTTGGCAATGTTGGGCGCAAATGTTGGTCGTCGATCGACCTTGCTATTTGATCGTCCTTGATCGTGACATGAACATCACGCATCACGCGATCCCGCGCAACGATCAAGCGTTCGACACGTTGATCCGCGAGTCTGAAACGTTGGGCAAAGCGATCGACGAACACGACGAACGCGTCGCCGAAACGATGATCGACGCGTTGGACGCGGAACAGATCGCGAACGTGTGGAAACCGCAACCGATCGTTCGCGAATTGACAATCGACGAACATTCGTGGGTTCGCGACCTAGCCGACGCTCGCGACCTGAAGAAACAAGCCGAAACGATCGAGAAGGCGGCGCGCGACCATATCGCCCGCATCATGCTCGACGCTGAGATCGCCACTTTGAACGGTCAAACAGTCCTGACTTGGAAAGAACAAGCGGGACGTGACACGCTCGACGTTGCGTCGTTGCGACAGGATCATCCTGACCTTGTCGCGACGTATACCAAACAACAACAACCTATCCGCGTCATGCGGATCAACACGAAGGGGAACAATCAATGACATTCGACCTATCCAACTACGTTGATGTCGCGACGCGCATCAAACAACTTCGAGCGAAACATCCCGACGCGGTGTTGCGACCCGCGAACCCAGACGAACCGTTCCGTGTCGTCGAGATCGGTGGGCGCGAGTTCATCATCTATGTCGCCGCCTGCTATCGATCACCCGACGACAAGATGCCCGCGATCGCGGTCGCGGCTGAACCCGTCATCGGTGCGTCGTCGTTCACGCGGAACAGCGAAGTCATGAACGCCGAAACGTCGGCGTGGGGTCGTGCGATCATGGCGGCACTCGCGGTCGACGAACCGCATGTCGCGAGCCGTGACGAAGTCGTCAACAGGCGCAACGACGAACAACCGAGAGACAACGTTGTTCATCAATCGTTCACGCAAACGAACGAAATTGATCAAGTCAAGTCGGAACACCCGTCGTCGAAGGTTCGACAACTCGGCGCGGTCGCGTCACAGAAACAGATGAACTTGTTGCACAAACTCGCCCGCGAACGTCAAGTCGCGTCGATCGAACAACACGCGTCCGATGTCGTCGGGCGTGATGTCGCGTCGTTGTCGTCGTTGACGAGCAAAGAAGCGTCGCGCGTGATCGAGTCGTTGATGCAATCATGACGAGCGACGAATATCGCACGTGGGAAACCGTCGATCATTTGATAGGCGAGAAACATGCCGCCAATCGTTTGGCGAGACAATGGGAAGGCGCGTGCGTCACGACATCGCAGTTCGCGCCGTTTGATCGTGTGTTGATGCGCGCGGACGGTCACACGGCGGCGATCGTCGAGATCAAAGTGCGGCATTACCCGATCGAATACTTTGCGGCGCACCGTTTCATGTTGTCTTACCACAAAGTCAAGACGTTGAAGGCGATCGCGAAACAACGTAACTGTGTCGCGCTCGTAATGGTCGCCTGCACGGACGACGACTTTGTCATCGACTTGCGCGACGAGACGGGCATGTCGATCGAACGACGCGTCACGTGGGGCAATCACGCCGACTCGCGCACGGGCGAAAGGTTGAAACACGTCGAAGATGTTTGTTTGTTCACGGGCGGTCGTTTCGTACCGTTGTGGGCGATGCGATCATTGTTGACATGATCGACACGTGGTTCGAACGTGCGGCGTGTCGCGGGGTGAACAGCAACGTGTTCTTTCCACAGAGTCGACGTTTCACGGCGACGACATGGGCGCAGGCGCGCGTTTATTGTGCGCGGTGCGTCGTCAGGCAACAATGTTTGGATTTCGCGTTGCAACAACAACAATCGGAAGACATGTGGGGGATGTTCGGCGGTATGACACCGAGCGAGCGTCGCAAATTGCGACGAGTTAAGGTGACATGATGATCGACGACAACTTCGATGACATCATCAGTCAATTCAACGACATGTCGCGCGGCATCGGCATACCGCACAACGACACGAACGACGCGATCGTCGCCATGCTCTACGAGTACGTCGTCGACTACGAGACAACCGCGAAATGGATCGCGGGTTGCGTGTTGGTCGCGCTCGACAAAGTCGGGCGAACGCGCGGCGATCTTCTCGACGCGTTGACGATGATCCAATCGTTGCCACCGCACGAACTCGCGATCGTGACGTTCGAGAATTTGAACGCGTTGTTGTCGGCGTTTGAAACGAAGGACGGTCGTCATGCTCGACGAAAGAAAGGGTGACTGTCAAGGTCGGCGTGATCGTTGCATGTTGGGCGACGCATGCCCGAAGTTCGGGACGTTGGGTCGTGCGGCACGCGACGGGAAACGACGCGTCAAAGGTTGCGGTGATCCTGTCGCGCGCGGCAAACGTAATCGCGCGAAAGGCGACAGCAAGGCGCGACGTGCGCGCAAAGTGTTGGGCATCACGGGTGTCAATTCGCGACACGAAGAACATTGGGGTGGCGCGTTTCGTGTCGAAGTCAAGTCGGGTGCGCAGGTGTCGCCTGTGATCACGCGCTACAAGTCGGCGCGTGCGCAAAGCGAAGCGTCACGTGCGATCGGTGACATTCGACAGTTCGTGCTTGTTTGCATGGGTGACAACGAACGTTCGGGCGTTGCGGTCGTCGAACTCGAAGTGTTGGCACAGTTGGTCGCGTTGGCGCGCGACACGGGGCATCTCGACTGATCGATCGAACAAAGGGGACTGAATGAGTATCAAATGGATGACGTGGGTTTGGCAGTCGTCGCCTTACACGGGCGAACGTTTGTTGTTGCATCTCGCGCTTGCCGACTTCGCGAACGACGAAGGTGTTTGTTTCCCGAGTCATCACACGTTGGCGCGCAAGGCGCGATGTTCGACATCGTGGGTGTCGCAAACGATGAAACAGATGATCAAAGACGACATGATCGAAGTCGTCGAACGTGCGGGCAACGGGCGCGGAAAGGTCGGTCGATACCGATTGACGAAAGGTGGTATTGAGTCAGACCTAACGGACGCGATAGGTGTGACTGTGACCGCGAAT